TGAGCCTGATACTTAGACGTGCAGCCAAACGCGACAACGCTCTTCTCCTGTACGCCATATTTATCGATCAGGCTCCTATCTTCTATACATATAAAGTTTGGCTTATGAAAGTTGTCAGGATCGTTGTAGCGTACACGCACCCTTGTGCTGCGTGTTTTTAATGACGATCCGCTGTAAGAGAAATTACCGTTGACAACGTTTGAGTTGCTGAAAACATGAATGGCAGGCACATTCTTTGGTGCGGATGCAACGGTGTCGTTTAACTCTCCATGATCTGCAGCGATTTGTACGTTGTCTGACTTCCAGAACAGCATCCCACGGAAGACGCTAGCCATGTCCTGCAAAACGCTAAAAGCTTCAGCCTGCGATCCTATAACCGTGTTGATTGCAAACCGAGCCTCTTTTTGCGGCTGGCCTTGATCGTCTACATACTCAACCTCTTCATTGCAGTATTTGGCAATTTCAATCAGATCAACCCAATTAAGGTTTGATTCATTGATAAAGTCACCAGCACCATATCGCTTGTTGGTGAGCAGGTCATAGAAGCAACAAACGGGACACGTCGTCCAAGCCCTACCGTCCTGCAAGCTGCCGTCAAATGGCTTATTGTCAAAATTAAGCCTGCCACTTTTTTCAACACTTGCGTTAGATGGTATTTGTACTTTGAGGCCTTTTACGTCATAGGCTCTCGCAGGCAATGTGGTGTACTCTTCTGCGTCTAGGCTCAGAGAAACAAGCGCCGTGTGCGGATAAGCCGTGCCAAATTTTTTGCCGACAATTATGCTTGTCAAAAAGATTTGATCAGCACGCTTGCCAGCTATAGGAGTTTTCTTTGGGACGTCTTCAAAATCTTCAAATGAAATCTCAAACGCATCCTCGGGGTTATTAAACTCAATCTTTTTTACTCTTATTTTGTAAGGCCCGTTGCCGTATTTCTTTTTTGTTAAGTCAATAGTTTGCGTCTTAAATTGATAGCTCGACGTGCATATACCTTTAATTATGTTTTTTCTTGCTTGGCTTTCAACCTGGATATTTACTGGGTTCCAAACGCCATCAGTACCACAAATGTGCAGCTCCAGCTTAATTTGAGCAAAAAACAGTTGCCCACGCGCCAAGCCCTCTTCAGCTACGCAAAACAGCTTTGGAATAGTAAAAACAAGCTCGACAAAATCAATGTCTGTTTGAGCTATGGCTTGCACCACTTGGCCCTTACCATAATTTCGGCTTTTAACTTTGTTGTCCGAAGTCAATTCTTCGCTATAACTAGACCCAATCTCCTGATTGACATCAATAATTGTTGTCTGCTGATTCTCAAAGGTAGACCCTTCTTCAAACGTGCCTTGCGTGCCTGTTCCTTCTTTTGTCAAAAATTGAACAGTTTTATCAGGCCCCTTAAGCTGCTCAGGCGTTACTGCTGTTTCGTTTAAAAAAACGCCTTTCTGCTCAAGGCCTTTTCTCTTTACTAAACCCTCGATAGGGCCTTCGCAGAGTGCGTCAATAATTTTTAGCGTGGTCTTAGAGTTGAGAGCCATAGCGAATCAGTCGTTTCCGTCCAAAAGTCCGTAGCCGTAGGCATGAAAAATCAGCCTTGCATCATCATGCACCTCGGCATCAATAATTTCAACTTTAACCCTGACTTCGTTTCGGTCCGAGACCTGTGGCATTTGCAGTCTGTGACCATACACGATGTTGTCTTTTTTGCTTTCTGTGAGAAGACCCTGGACAGTGACGTCAGCACTTGCAACAGTTGGATCAGGGTCAGTTCCTGTTAATTCAACAGTAATCCTGTATCTAATAAACCCATCTATAATAGTTGAGCCTTCGCCAGCAACATAGTCAAACAAACCTTTGTCTATCTTAAATAAAATATCAAGCTTTTTTCTTAGGAGATCCCTGTTGCTATCAATTTTGGTTTTTCTGTATTTTAATTTAGCGCTCACAACTGTTTGCTCTATCTCAAGAGTCGCGTCACCGCCAGAAGGTCCAAATTTTTTGTCAACAAAGATTCTTTCCTCCTCCTGTGCGTCAGTCCCTTTGATCTCAATAGTTTTTCTTCGTCCTTTCAGTCCGCCATGGCTCTTCAGCTCTCGGGTGACCTTCTCGCCATTAATCCTGAAAGTATCTACACCTGGCGCTTGCGTTGTTGTTTTGAGCGGGTCTGAATCATCAGAAACGACAAGGTTGGCAGCTAGCAAGTGACTGCCTGCAATGACACGACCGTAAATGACAGGCACTGTCGCTCCCGTTCCAACAGTGTTAGCTGGCCCAGTAAAGGCGTAGTTTTCATGACCCATGGCACCGCGTGTAACGCCGTCAGGGCCAGGACCGCGTACGTTTGTGCCTTCGCCTCTGATCCTTCTGGCACTGAAATTAGGCTGCGGTGAGATCAGGTTTGCAGTGCCACTAAGAATCAGGCTTGCACCGATTGCGCTCAATCCCGTCCCGATAGTAGTTGCCGTCAAAACAGCTGAACTAGAAACGCCAACAACTCCAGCCGCACCAGCCCCAAACAATCCAGTAGCGCCAAACAAACCTGCGCCAGGCAGCAAGAACGACGCAGCAACCAAGCCAACACCAACCAATATTTGTGTTGTACTGCCACCGCCAGCACCAGAAATTACAGGCACCACGAGCAATGGCTTGCTGCCAAACGGAAGCTGTAGCTCGTCATATCCCATCGCCGCACCACCTTGAATAACCTTGTATCCAACGCCGTTATGGTGCGCCTGCATCAGCTCCTGCTTCAGCGCTGGATAGTTGATGCACAGCAGCTTGATCGCATCTGCTGGCGTCTGAAGGTTGTAATACTCGTGGTGCTTGCCGTACTTCTCGCCCAGCTCACCTGCCAGCATGACAAGTTGCATGACGAAACACAGCCGCAATCCTCTTTCGATAATACTGCCGTAACGGTTCCACCGCACTGATGCTGTCTACACGCTGGTGCAGAATCTTGTCGCCGCCTACATAAATCGCACCGTGCATTGGTGTTCTTGTGCCGAGGCGCATCACCAACAGATCGCTCTTCTGTCGATCGTCAAACGCAACAGGCTGAAATTTAAGTGACTTTGCGTAACGCAGAAAAATGCTGTCTGTCGTACCAAGATCCTCAGGTCGCGGAAAATCTGGCAGCTTGACACCGATCAGCTCATAGTATTGCCGCACTAACGTGTAACAGTCCTGCTTGCCGTACTCCCACTGCAGGCCGACTAAGGATCGATAGTCAGCCATTCTTTGTCCGGCACAGAATATACAAACCAGGGCAGTCCGGTTTGGGTGCAAGCTTTACGGTCTGCGTCACTAACTGGAGTACCGTCTGGATGCGAGTGGACGACACCTTCGATGTCTCCAAAGTACATAGCACGCGCATAGTCGACAGGCTCTAAAACAAAATTCGACCTTGGATCATTTGCGATGTTACGGCATGGGAAGTAACTGCTATTGACGATTAAACCGCATGACTCCTCAGGCGATTTAGCGTGCGCGTGCCTTTCGGCTTCACGCTTGAAGTCTTGCGCCATAGAACCCTCCAAAAGGCAAGTTTTCCGGCCCAAATCTTGCCTGACAGCTAGACAATCTCTTGCCGCAAATATCCGCAGCTTCTTTTTCTGCTTGCGTACCAGTCGTGATGGGTTGATCGTCGATCGTAAAACAATCGTCGCCGACGTAAGGACACTCCCTGCCGCCACGATACGTCCACGGACAAAATTCTTCGATAGTCCTGCGAGGTAAAGCTAAGTTCGTTAGGTCAAGTCTTGGCGCCAGTTCAAATTCTACAAACTGAGGATTCTCTGAGGAAACCCTGTCGATATACCATGTCTCAACAATCTTGGCGTCAGGATCGGCAGTGTCGTTAAATGTCTGCTCAATTAAGGTGTCTCCACCTTGCGTAATCAACGCGTCTTCGACATCTGACTCTCGGGTAAACGTCGGATTAGTATTGAAATTTGTTGTGTCGATAAACTTGGCAAACGTGCGGATGCGTCTGACTTCTGCCGCCAGTGGGTTGTA